CATCGCTTTTCCGCTCTCCGGGGTTCATAGACCCCTACTTTTTGACAGGAATTGAGGTGAGTTGCATGAAGATGATCACGGAAGAGTCCGAAATCAAAAGACTTAGAAAGATTTACAAAGGGCTTTCAAAAAATCAGATGGCAGTCTGTGATGGACTGATTGTGCAGGCGGCTCGCCTCCGCGTCAGGCTCGATCAGCTGTGGGCCGACATCCAGGAAAACGGCGAAACGGAGATGTTCACACAGTCTGAGCGCACGGATCCGTATGAGCGCGAGCGTCCGGCAGCCAGACTCTTCACAGCGACGGACAAAAACTATCAGAGCATCATCAAACAGCTGAATGATCTGTGCCCACCGGATCAGGATCAGGATGACCTCGAGGAGTTCCTGAATCGTGGATAATTACATCCTCGCTTATTACCAGGGGATCCAGAATGGATCCATCGTCGTGGGCAAGTGGATCCGGAAACTGTACACGAAGATTGTCCGCGGCATTGAGGATGGCACCTATCTTTTCAACCAGAAGAAAGCCAACAACGCTATATCCTTTATCGAAAAGTTCTGCCATCACAACAAAGGCAAACTGGCTCCCGGACGGATCACGCTGGATCTCTGGCAGAAGGCTTTCATTTCGTGCCTGTTCGGCATTGTGGATCCGAATGGCAACCGGCATTTTCGTGAAGTGGTTCTGGTCGTTGGCCGGAAGTGCGGCAAGACACTGCTGGCCGCCGCGATCATGACTTATATGGTCTTTGCGGATGGCGAGTACGGTGCAGAACTGTACTGTGTCGCTCCGAAACTGGATCAGGCTGACCTGGTATACAGTGCATTCCAGTTCAATGTGGAGCATGAACCGGCTCTGGATAAGCTGATGAAGCACCGGAAGAATGACCTGTTCATCCAGAAGACCAACAGCACGATCAAAAAGATTGCCTTCAATGAGAAGAAGGCTGACGGCTACAATCCACACATGACCACAGCGGACGAGGGAAGCAGCTGGCCAGGTGAGCGCGGCCTGAAGCAGTGGGAAGTCATGGTCTCCGGTACGGGTGCCAGAGAACAGCCCATCACGCTCATGATTTCGTCCTCTGGTTACGAGAACGATGGCATCTATGACGAACTGGTTGCACGCGGTACGGCCTTCCTGAATGACGACAGCCGCGAGACACGCTTGCTGCCGTTGCTCTACATGATCGACGATCCGGCCAAGTGGGACGACATCAACGAGCTGAGAAAGTCACTTCCTGGCATGGGTGTGAGCGTCTCTGTGGACTTCATGCTGGACCAGATAAACACTGCATACCAGAGCCTGAGCAAGAAGATCGAGTTTTTAACTAAGTATTGCAATATTAAGCAAAACTCGACTCAGGCATGGCTTAACAGCCAGAGCGTGATCAAGTGCACCGGCGATCCTCTGACGCTGGAGCAGTTCCGCGGATGCTACTGTGTCGGCGGCATCGACCTGTCCCAGACCACAGACCTGACGGCCTATGGCATCATCGTCGAGAAAGACGGTCAGCTGTATGCCATCTACCATTTCAATCTGCCGGCAGCACGGATCAAAGACGCGATTGCTCGCGACGGTGTGCCGTATGACATCTACATGCAGCGCGGCCTGATCAGTCCTTCCGGCGAGAACTATGTCGACTATCATGACTGCTTCCAGTGGTTTGTGGATCTCATTGAGAAATATGAGATCTATCCGCTCGCGATCGGTTATGACAAATACTCTGCACAGTACCTTGTGCAGGAAATGGAAGCATACGGCTTCAAGATGTCCGATGTTCGCCAGGGCGAGAACCTGACCGGCATCATCAATGAGACTCAGGGGCGTTTCGATGATGGATCCATTCACATCGGCGACAACGACCTGCTGAAAATACACTGCCTTGACTCTGCAATCAAAGTCAATGCGGAAAACGACCGAAAGAAATTAATTAAGCTCAACCGCAAATGCCACATCGACGGCATGGCGGCGATCCTGGACGCAATGTGCATGAGAGCCTGCTTCCATGACGAACTGGGCGAACAGCTGAAGAATGTGGGGTGATACGATGGGACTCTTTGACAAACTGTTTGGAAGGCTGCCGAAGCCGAAGGGGAAAGACCAGGGTTACTGGCAGTCGCTCACCGCGTACACTCCTGTTTTTCAGGACTGGAGCGGAGAGCTATACGAGAGTGACTTGGTGAGGGCCGCTGTTGATGCCAGGGCGCGTCACATGTCCATGCTGACCGTGAAAATCAGAGGTTCAGCCCGGCCCAAACTACAGACACGGATGCGGATCGCTCCGAACAGCTGGCAGACGTGGAGCAAGTTTCTGTATCGGATGGAGACAATCCTCTGTATGCAGAATACTTGCTTTTTGGTGCCTGTGATCGACGACATCACGCACGACACGACCGGCATCTACACGATCCTGCCGAGCCGGTGCGAGTTTGTGCAGTATTCCGGCGAGCTGTATCTGAGATACACCTTCTCGAATGGCCAGAAGGCCGCAATTGAGTTTTCAAAATGCGGCATCCTCGTCCGTCATCAGTACAAGGATGACTACCTCGGTGAGAAAAACACTGCACTGTCGGACACGATGGACCTGATCAATCTGCAGCATCAGGGCATCAGTGAGGCGATCAAGAATTCCAACACCTTCCGTTTCATGGCGCGGCTCTCCAACTTTGCAAAGCCTGAAGACCTGGCTAAAGAGCGGAAGAGGTTTACGGAATTCAATCTGAAATCCGACGGCGGTGGCCTGCTTCTGTTCCCGAACACGTACAACGACATCCGGCAGGTTGAGTCGAAATCGTATGTGGTGGACGCGGAGACACAGAAACAGATTCAGACCAATGTCTTTAATTTTTACGGAGTAAATGAAAAGATCATCCAGAACACCGCAACAGGCGACGATCTGGATGCTTTTTATTCCGGCGCGATCGATCCGGACTGCAAACAGTTTGAAGAGGTCGCGACACAGATGCTTTTCAGCGAGCGCGAGCAGGCACAGGGATCCTGTGTGGATGCCACTGCCAACCGCCTGAAATGGCTCCGCACGACTGAAAAGATTGCCTTGATCCAGCAGATGGGCGACCGTGGCATGATCCTCATCGATGAGGGCAGAGCCTTGCTGGACTGGGAACCGCTCCCCAACGGACTCGGGCAGAAAATCCCGATCCGCGGCGAGTACCACTTCCTTGGAGAGGAGGATCCTGACGATGAGCAGGAAGAACAGACTGATCCCGGCTGAAGGCACGCGAGAAACGCGTGTTTTTAATTTCGCTATGCGAGCCGAAAACAACGAAGCGCACGGCGATCACATCACCGGCCGGCCGATTGTATATGACACACCCACAGAGATCCACACCTATTTTGGCGATTATACCGAGTATATCGACCGTGGTGCGCTGGATGGTGCGGATCTCACCGACATCTGCCTGTTTGTGAATCATGATGACATGATGATTCCTCTGGCACGTTCTCGCAATAACAACGAGAACAGCACGCTGCAGTTCACCGTAGGCGATGAGGGCATGGATATCAGAACCGACCTCGACACCGCACGGAATGCAACTGCATCTGAACTCTTTTCTGCTGTTGACCGCGGAGACATTACCGGTATGTCTTTCGCGTTCATCGTGAGCGGACAGAAATGGGAACGGCTCGATACCGACCATCCTGTCCGTCACATTACTGCCATCAGCCGCGTCATTGAGGTGTCGGCTGTGACATGGCCTGCATATGACGCAACGTCCATTGATGCACGCGATGAGTCCCGAACACTGGAGAGTGCCGGGGCCGCACTGGAGAGTGCGAAAAAAGCGTTCGCAACGGAACAGCGGAATAAGCAGATTGAACTTCTCAAACTTATTTTGGAGGTATGAATTATGAATCGTGAACAGATTAATGCACGTCTTGCGGAAATCCGCAGCATGATCGCAAATCCCACCGAGGACATGGACATCGCGGCCCTGACCGAAGAAGTCCGCTCCCTCAAAGCTCAGCTGGCTCTGCTCGACGCTGTCGAAGACACTGCCGCTGAGAATCGCACTGCCGTGGCCAATGGCGCAGGCACTCCCGTCGCCAACCTGGCTGACCAGGCTCAGGCTCGTGCAGCCGCTCCTGCCGTTTCTCCTCGTGAGACTCGCGCTGCCGACTTCGTCGCACACAACAGCATGCGGATCCCGATGTTCGTGGAAAACCGCTCCGTGCTGGTCGCTTCCGGTAAGCTCGCTCTGCCCAAGGCTGTCTCCAATGAGATCGGCGAACTGCCCAATGTGGTCAGCTCCATCGTCGATGATGTCGACGTGATCGATGCTACCGGCACCGGCACCTGGGAATTCCCGTACCGCAAGACCGACGGTGTTGCCGCGGCAGTAACTGAAGGCCAGACCATCGGCGGCACTCCCGGCACCTTTGATAAGGTCGCCATTGGCCCTGAAGCATGGGGTATCCTGGATGAAATCAGCAACCAGGTCAAGAAGATGACCCCTGTCAACTATCAGGCCAGTGTCCAGAACAACGCTTATCTTGCTCTGCGCCGCGAGGCTCGTAACAAGATCGTCACAAAGGTCCTGGCTTCTGACCTGATCGAAACCGTGACTGGCATGGCACTGGATGCCACCTACATCCGTAAGCTCGTCCTGGGCTACGATGCGGACGAATCCGTTGCCGGCGATGCGAAGCTGTACATCTGCAAGGCCGACCTGCAGACCCTCGGTGCTGTTCGTGGCACCAACGAGAAGAAGGCCGTGTTCGAGATCGAATTCACCGATGCGAACAATGGCACGATCAAGGACGGCGCGATGCTCGTTCCCTTCTCCATCTGCGCTGGTCTGACCGCCGGCACTCAGCTGTACGGCAATCCCAAGACCATCAAGATGCTCATGTGGGACAACTACGAAGTGAGCACCGATGACGGCGGCGATTATTTCAAGCGCAACATGCTGGGCATCCGTGGTCTGCAGACTGCCGGTGCTGACCTGACCGTCTGGCACGGCATGCAGAAGATCACTCAGGCTGCCCAGGTCGGAGGCTAAGGAGGTGTGACCGGCGATGCTGGAACTCGCAAAAAAGACATTGCGGATCACGACGGATCAGTATGACGATGAAATCAGACTCCTGATTGATGCCGCCTTGCTTGATCTCGGCATCGCCGGCATCACGCAAAACACAGTCGATGAGGCTGACGATGTGGTGAGGATGGCGGTGCTCACGTACTGCCGTCTTCACCACGGCTCTCCCGAGGATCGTGACTTCTTGCAGGCTTCCTACAACGAACAGAAGGCCCAGCTGCAGACAGCAACGGGATATACAGACTGGGGTGGTGCAGATGCTTCACTCTGATGTGTGCTACCTGATTGAGGATGCACCAAAGGCGCGTGGGGTCTATGATCCGCGCCAGGCCACCGAGCGCATGGTGTACTGCACCGTGCAGAGCGTCGGACGGCAGGAATACTATGCAGCACTCAGCGCAGGCCTGCAGCCTTCCCTGGTTCTCAAGCTGGCTGACATGATCGAGTACCAGGACGAAACGCGGCTGATGTTCCACGATCGTGAATACCAAATTGTCCGGACCTTCATGACAAAGGACGGCGGCATTGAGCTGACAATCGAAAGGAAGGTGTCAAAATCATGACTTTCGATGATCTTATCTCTGCTCTCAATGCCACCGGTATTCCGTTTGCAGAGGGAGAGTGGCTGGAAGCCGATGACCTCCGCGAAGACTACGGCGTGTATGCGCTTGATGGCCGGCGCGACATGATATCCGACGGCGGGCACTCCGAAAAGCTGCTGGAGGGCACGGTGGATCTGTTCTGCCGTTCCTCACGTGGAGATGACAAGGCTGCTCTGATTGAGGCGGCCATGGATTCGATCGGGTGCCCGTGGCGGCTGGAATACGGTCCGCACTACGAGGAAGGCACTGGATACACGC